GACGACTATGTGGATACGGTGTCCCAAGCACTATTGCGGTATAGACAGGGTGGGTTTATTAGCCTTGACTCAGATGAAAAAGACGACGACCTCTTGTACAAATACCGCCGTAAAGCGGCGTATTACTAAGGAAAAATAATGAGCATAGAAAAAAGTTTATACGAAGCCCCACAAGGGTTAAGCGCTTTAGCCGAAGAAGAACCGGATATTGAAATTGAAATTGAAGACCCAGAATCGGTAAATATTAAAATGGGGGACGTTGAGATAGAGATTGACCCCGACGCCGAAGACGGAGAAGACTTTAACCAAAACTTAGTCGAGGTAATGGATGAAGGTGACTTACAGCAGCTTGCAGGAGATTTGACAGAAGATATTGACAACGACATTGCTTCCCGTAAAGACTGGGAGAAAATGTACAAGGACGGTATTACACTTCTTGGTCTAAAGTTTGAAGAACGTACAGAACCTTGGAGTGGTGCATGCGGTGTATTTCACCCCATGATTACAGAAGCCGTTGTGCGGTTTCAGTCCGACACCATTATGGAGACGTTTCCAGCCAAAGGACCTGCAAGAACGCAGATTATCGGGAAAGAGACTCCTGAAAAGAAAGAAGCGGCTATTCGTGTTGAAGATGACATGAACTACCAGCTTACTGAAAAGATGCCTGAGTACAGACTTGAGCATGAAAAGATGTTGTGGAACTTGCCAAGCGCTGGTTCGGCATTTAAAAAAGTATATTTTGACCCAAGTTTAGATAGGCAAGTAGCGGTATTTATACCCGCAGAAGACGTAATTTTGCCGTACGGGGCTAGTGATATTGAGACTTGTTCACGTATTACGCACAGAATGCGTAAGAATAAGAACGAATTGCTTAAGTTAATGAACGCTGGGTTTTATGCAGAAGTCAGTTTAGAAGATGAACCAGACACGTTTTTAAACGAAATTCAACAGAAAAAAGACAAAGAAACAGGTTTTTCGGCTTCTTTTGACGATCGCTACGAGTTATATGAAATTCATGCCGATTTAGACTTACCGGGGTTTGAAGACGAAGATGAAGACGGCGAACCAACAGGTATTGCGTTGCCATATGTAGTAACAATGCTACGTGGCACCGAAGAAATTATAGCTATTCGCCGTAACTGGAAAGAAGAAGATGAGCTAAAACTTAAAAGGCAACATTTTGTCCATTACCAGTACATTCCGGGGTATGGTTCGTATGGCTTTGGGTTGTTCCATTTAATAGGTGGATACGCTAAGAGTGCAACAAGTATTATGCGCCAATTGGTGGACGCTGGAACCTTATCAAACCTACCCGGCGGGCTTAAAGCTAGGGGCTTACGAATTAAGGGCGATGATACGCCAATAGCTCCGGGAGAGTTCCGTGATGTAGACTTAGGTTCCGGAAATATAAGAGACAACATATTACCTTTACCTTATAAAGAGCCGTCAATGGTTTTATCTGGGTTAATGGATAAGATTGTTGAAGAGGGACGCAGATTTGCCGCTACTTCAGACATGAAGATTTCAGACATGTCAAATCAAGCGCCAGTGGGTACTACTCTGGCTATTTTGGAGCGAACTCTCAAGGTAATGTCCGCTGTTCAGGCCCGTGTGCACTACACAATGAAGCAGGAGTTGCAGTTATTAGCTGCAATTATTAGGGATTACACAGACCCAGACTATACGTACGAACCAGAAGAAGGTCGGGCAAGCGCTAAGAAGTCTGATTACAGTATGGTCGAAGTTATTCCTGTTAGTGACCCTAATGCTGCTACGCTCTCACAAAGAGTTGTACAGTACCAAGCGGTTATTCAATTGGCACAGATGGCACCACAGATTTACAACTTGCCGATGCTACATAGACAGATGCTAGATGTTCTTGGTATTAAGCATGCAGACAAGCTTGTGCCGTTAGAAGACGACCAGAAACCAACTGACCCAGTAACAGAGAACATGAATGCGCTTAAGGGTAAACCCTTAAAAGCGTTTATTTACCAAGACCATGAATCGCATATTAAGGTTCACCAGTCTGCTATGACGGACCCAATCATACAGCAGCTTATTGGGCAGAATCCTCAAGCGCAAACAATTACGGCGGCTATGCAGTCGCACGTAGCTGAACACGTTGGGTATGCATACAGACAGAAGATTGAGTTGGCTCTCGGTGTTGCGTTGCCAAACCCAGAAGATGAAATGCCTGAAGACATGGAGAAAGAAATTAGTCGACTTATGGCTGAAGCTGCTCCACAAGTCCTTGCGCAGAGTAAAGCAACGGTGGCACAGCAGCAAGCTCAACAGAATGCACAAGACCCAATATTACAGTTGCAAATGCAAGAGTTGCAAATTAAACAAAAAGAAGTTGACTTAAAAGAGAAAAAATTAATGGCAGACGCAGCACAGCAGCAAGCCAAACAGATGCAAGAGTTACAACTTAAACAGAAAGAAGTTGAAATAAAAGAGAAGAAACTAATGGCAGACGCAGCGGCTAAAGCTGACGAGCTTGATATTCAAAAACAAAAAATTGAATCAACAGAAAAAATAGCTGGTATGAACGCAACGCTAAAAGATTTACAGCTTAAACAAGCACTACAAGCTAAACAAGAAGAATCAGGCGCTAAGTTAGGCGTAGATATGGCACATAAACGTGCGCAATTACAACAGTCTAAGAAAACGGAGAAATAATGGATTTAGCAACACTTAATATTATGGAGTCATTACGGGATAAGCTCCGTACAGATATGAATAATTTTACTGACGATTTGGCTAATGGTCAGTGCACTAGCTTTGAGCAGTACAAAGAACTTTGCGGGGTGATTCGAGGTCTAGCCTTTGCAGAGCGTCATTTAATAGACCTCGCTGAAAACCTAGAAAGAGCCGACAATGAGTGAAATACTTGATTTACCGGAAAAAGAAATAGTTTTGCCGCCGGGAGTAAAACTTCCAAAAATAGACCATGAGTATGAAAATGCTGAACAAAAAGCCCAGTCAATACCTGACCCCAAAGGTTGGCGTATTCTTTGCGCTTTGGTTGAAGCAGGCGATACGTTCGATAGTGGTATTTTAAAATCTGAACAAACAGTCAAGATTGAGGAAATTACTTCCCCTGTTTTGTTTGTTGTAAAGATGGGACCAGATGCCTATAACGATACGGATAAGTTTCCTGATGGCCCGTGGTGTAAGGTTGGCGACTTTGTAATAACACGCCCATATACCGGAACACGCATCATGATTCACGGTAAGGAGTTTCGCTTGATTAATGACGATCAAGTTGAAGCAACAGTTGAAGACCCACGTGGCATTAGACGAGCTTAATAGGAGAAACATATGACAGATAACGACGAATTTAAATTTCCTCATGAACTTGAGGAGGACAACGACGTAAACATTGATATTTCCGATGAAACGGACGTTGAGATTGAAATTGAAGACGATACCCCTGAAAGAGACAGAAGAGCGGTACCTCTTGAACGTGAGGTAGAAGACCCTACTGACGAGGAGATTGAATCTTACGGCAATAAAGCACAAAGCCGTATTAAGCAATTAACTCACGCACGGCACGATGAAAGACGTGCTAAAGAAGCGGTTTCTCGTGAAAAAGCAGAACTTGAGAATATGACTCGAGCTATTCTTGAAGAAAACCGTAGGCTTAAGCAATATGTAAATTCTGGACAAGCTAGTTATGTTGAAAATTTACAAGCTCGGGCTGAATCAGAAATGGAGATGGCACGGCGTAGATATAAAGAAGCGCAAGAAACTTACGATGCCGACGCTATGCTTGCAGCACAGGAAAATTTAACAGAAGCTAAGCTGAAACTCGAAGCTGCAAAAAATTTTAGACCAACCCCTTTACAAACGGAAGAAAATGCTGTACAAATACAATCATCGGCACCGGAAGCACCCCAACTTGATGAAAAAACCTTGCGCTGGCAAGCAAAAAACCAGTGGTTTGGGTCTCCGGGATACGAAGAAGTTACAGCTTTTGCACTAGGGCTGCACCAAAAACTAGTTGCCACCGGGGTAGACCCTCGCTCTGATAAATATTTCGATCAAGTAGATGGTCGCTTAAAACAAGTGTTTCCTGATATGTTCGGAAACTCTAGTCGAAGTACTAAACCCGCTGAGTCAAGCAGAAAACCGGCAACGGTTGTTGCATCAACTTCTCGATCTTCGGGAAATAAAAAAGTGATTAAACTTACTGCTACGCAAGCACGTTTAGCAGAAAAATACGGTTTAACACATAGACAATACGCAGACGAAGTACTTAAATTGGAGAGAGCAAATGGCTAATACTAGAACACCTCGGGAGTTAGAAACCCGCGAAAAAACACAAACTCGTTATGTTTATAAACCAGCGAGTACTTTACCGGAACCGGCACCGGACCCAGATTATGACTTCCATTGGATGGCTATAACTGTTAACGGGCAGGAGAATTCATCTAACATATCGCAAAAGCGACGTGATGGTTGGGTACCAGTAAAGGCAGTAGATTACCCTGAATTAGAAATAGACCCTAACAAGAATGGCGAAGTTGAAAATGGTGGTTTGCTTTTATGCAAAATACCAAAAGAAATGAACCAAGCTCGTAAAGACTATTTTGAGAAAAAGGCACAAAACCAGATGGATTCTGTGGACAATAGTTTTATGCGCCAAAGTAACCCAGATATGCCTTTGTTTGCTGAGCGTAAAAGCACAACAACTAGAGGACGTGGTTTTGGTGGTGGTGAAAAATGATTTTTAACTTTTAATGGAGATTTAAATGGCAGCTTATCCTGTTGTTTCAGGCCCGTATGGGTTTAAGCCCGTTAATCTTATCGGTGGTCAAGTTTTTGCTGGGTCGACTCGGGATTACCCGATTCAGTACAACTACGGCACCGCTATTTATTACGGCGATTTTGTAAAATTAACTAGCGGGTATATTGAAATCTTAGCAAACACTATTTCCAGTAACGTGGCAGTAGGTGTTTTCTTAGGATGTTACTATACCAA